GGTAATCATTTGCAGAATGCTGGTATGCAAATCGGTATGGTGTTTGGCGGAATGACTTACGCAATAGGTCGGGGTTTAAAATCAGCTGTAGAAGAATCCATGAATTTTGAGCAACAAATGGCCAATGTGAAAGCTGTGTCTGGCTCTACTGGAGAAGAAATGAAGAAATTAAGCGAATTAGCTGTCAACATGGGAGAAACAACAAAATACTCTAGTGTTCAAGCAGGACAAGGTATAGAGGAATTAATAAAAGCCGGAGTTAGTTTAACAGATATTATAAATGGTGGGTTAGAAGGTGCTCTTAACTTAGCGACAGCAGGAGAACTAGAATTAGGTGAAGCGGCAGAGATTGCATCCACAGCTTTAAATGCATTTAAAGCAGATCATCTTTCAGTCGCAGATGCGGCAAATATTTTATCTGGAGCCGCTAATGCTTCAGCAACAGATGTACGGGAGTTAAAATACGGTCTTTCAGCTTCATCAGCAGTAGCAGCAGGAGCTGGGATGACATTTAAAGATACAGCTACAACTTTAGCCGTATTTGCTCAGAATGGGTTAACATATAGCCCCGTTGCGACGAGATTCGCAACGTAAAGGACGTGAATTGCTGGGAAGCTAAGGTTAAATAACTATGCTAATCAGCAGCCGAGTTATTTAGGAATAAATGAAGGGTTCAGAGACTAGGGTATGGAGTCCAGAACGGACAGTAAAACCCCACGAGCGCGTCCCATCCTAACGTGTAAGGCGAGGATGATGATATAGTCCGATACTCCAGTGAAAATTGGAGAATATGAGATAAAGAGCTCATATATAACGAATGTAAAAGGTTCTGATGCAGGTACTTCACTAAAAACAATGCTTATGCGCTTAAATCCAACGACAAAAGAAGCATATAATCAAATGAGGGATTTAGGATTAATTACTTATAATGCACAAGCTGGTTATGATTTTCTTGTTAAAAATGGTATACAACCAGCTTCAAGGAGCGTCGGTGATATTGAGCAAGCTTTAGAAGGCTATGTCATGAAAATAGAAGGTGCGAAAAAGTGGAATGACAAGTGCGATACAACATTCCGTGAATTAGCTACAAGTTCGGCTTTCTTATCTTCAAAATTCTATGATCAACAAGGACATATTCAAAGTCTAGAAAATATTTCAGGAACACTTCATGAATCAATGAAAGATTTAACAGACCAGCAACGAAGTATGGCTTTGGAAACGTTATTCGGATCGGATGCTGTACGTGGTGCAACGATTCTTTTCAAAGAAGGTGCGAATGGGGTAAACAGCATGTGGGATGCGATGTCAAAAGTGACAGCAGCTGAGGTTGCAGCCACTAAGATTGATACATTAAAGGGGCGTCTTACATTACTAGATTCAGCGTTTTCGACAATGAAAAAGACAATTGGTGATGCGCTTGCCCCTGTGGTTAGTGTTTTTGTTGCTGGGTTGCAGAAACTTGTGGATGGATTTAACTCATTACCAGGGCCAGTACAAAAGGCTATTGCGATTACAGGTGGTATTGTTCTTGCTTTAACAGCGGTTGCTACTGTTATTGGAGTAATAATGGGGGCGATCGGAATGGTTGTTTCTGGTATTGGTTCTTTAGCAATAGCAATGGGGGTAGCTACAGCAGCTACTAGTGTAACGGGAGCAGTTTTAGGAATATTAACCGCAGTTTTAGGACCAGTAGCAATAGCTTTAGGTGTAGTAGCAGCCGCTGTTGGTGTTGGGGTATTAGCATATAAAGGGTATCAAAAAGCAACTGAAGACAGCATTGCTTCTGTAGATCGCTTTGCTACGAATACAGAGGGGAAAGTAAGCTCATCCACAAAGAAAGTCCTTGGTGAGTATTTTAAGTTGTCTGATGGCATTAGACAAAAGTTAACTGAAATTAGATTGAACCATGAAGTGATCACTGAAGAACAGTCACAGAAGTTGATTGGTCAATATGACAAGTTAGGAAACACGATTATAGAAAAAACAAATGCAAGACAACAAAAAGAAGTTGAGGGGCTTAAAAAGTTCTTTGCGGATTCTTATGTGTTAACCGCGGAAGAAGAAAATAAGCGGATTGAACAAATGAATCAACATTACGAACAAGAAAAGTTAAAAACACAAGAAAAAGAAAATAAAATCAAAGAAATCATTCAAACAGCAGCAAATGAAAAGCGTGAATTTACTACATCTGAAAGGATTTCTTTACAAGCCTTACAAGACGAAATGGATAGGACGGCTATCCAACATTTGTCTAAAAATCAAATGGAACAAAAAGTTATTTATGAGAATATGCGTGTACAAGCTAGTGAAATTACAGCTAGACAAGCAGCAGAAGTTGTTGAAAATAGTGCCAAAGCAAGAGATAAGGTTATTGAAGATGCGAAAAAGACTCGAGATGATAAAATAGCATATGCGATACGTCTACGGGATGAGTCAGGAACGCTTAATAAAGAAGAAGCGGATGCAGCTATTGCAGAAGCGAATCGTCAATATAATAGCACAGTCTCTACAGCAAAAGACAAGCATAGGGAAATCGTGGATGAAGCTAAAGCACAAGCTGGTGAACACGCAAATCAAGTAGATTGGGAAACTGGTCAAGTAAAGTCAAAATATCAGGTTATGAAAGATGACGTTGTTCGAAAAATGAAAGAAATGTGGTCAGATGTTACCAACAAATATGAGGATATGAAAACATCCGCAAACAGTAAGGTGGATGAAATAAAAAATACAGTTTCAAAGAAATTTGAAGAAAAGAAAAAAATTGTTACAGATAAAATGGAAGAAATAAAACGCGGCATTGAAGATAAGTGGAATACAGTTGAAAAATTTTTCAAATCTATAAATTTACGTTCCATTGGTAAGTCAATTATAGAAGGCCTTGAAAAAGGGTTAGATGATGCGACAGGTGGTTTATATAGTAAGGCGAAAAGCATAGCTGGAGAGATTAAAAATACAATTGCGGGAGCATTAGATATAAACAGTCCATCAAAAGTTATGATTCCTTTAGGAAGTGCCGTTCCAGAAGGTCTTGGTGTTGGTATAGATAAAGGACAAGTATTTGTAGTAGACGCTGCGAAACGAGTTGTAGGTGCCTTGAATTATCAAATGAGCAACATTGGATCAGCATTTTCAGGTATGGCATCCGATGGCTTATGTAAAATTTCGGAAAGTGATATATTCCAATTTAATGGGGATGATCCGCTATCGAAATATTTTAATGCTATCTTTGTAGACGGAGATTATCTAAATGATTGGCTTACACATATACCAGAAAGTATGCATGACGTTGTGAAAGAAATTGGCCTTCAAATGGAACGATTTGAAGGTCTTTCAATCAATGAGGTTAGAAGCTTCCCTAGATGGAGAGAAGTTTTATCAGATAATCCAGGAGAAGTTTGGTATAGACCACTAGAATCATCTGAGCAACGTAGTTATGCGAATCAAATTGAAAAAGAACTAAATCTCACTTTGAATATGACCAATGTTTTAGATGGAAAAGAGTTGGCAAATGGAAGTTACACTTATACTACAAAGCTTCAAGATCGTGAACAAAAAAGAAGAGCGGAATTTTAAGGGTGGTGAACATGTTGGGGAAACTCAGTTTTACTTTTAATAAGATTAGAAAAGATTATGTTCAAATGCTAGTTGGAAGAAAGCGCCCTTCATGGGCTCCGATAAAAAGAAGATTGGTAAGAGTCCCTCATCGTGCAGGGGCTCTTTTTCTTCATACAGAAACAGAGGAACGTCGTATTGATGTTCCTCTTGTGATTAAAGCGAAAAAAGATATGGCTGATTTACAAAAGGTAAAAGAAGATATGGCGGATTGGCTATATACAGAGCAACCAGCTGAACTTATTTTTGATGATGAATTAGATAGGACGTATCTAGCATTAATTGATGGTTCTGTTGATTTGGATGAATTAGTGAATAGAGGTAAAGGGGTTATTACTTTTGTTTGTCCAATGCCATATAAATTAGGAAAACAAAATACTCATTCGTTCTCTCAAAATGATTCTACTGAAGTAACTGCTGCTTTTGTCAATCAAGGGAATATAGAAGCGCCTGCAATTATTGAAATCGAAGCACAGAAACCAAGTACATTTTTAGATGTGTGGTTTGGTGAGTATCCATATAATCGAGATTACTTCAGAATTGGTTATCCTTTGAAAACAGAGCAATTACCCGTTGAAAGAAATCAAAGACTTATATGGGACGAAATGGCTACCACTGTAGGATGGAGTAAAGTCAGTGCAATGGAAGATGGCAATCCAATTGGTGAAATGAAGTCAGATACATACCAATTTTATTGTTCTGATTT